CCAGACACCTCAGCCTCTCCCGGCAGGCCCGGCCCGTCGATCACGACAAGATCCACCTCGCCAAATTCGGGCGCAGGCGGCGCCACCGGTCCCGGCGCCAGCCCCCGCACCCGCGCCAGCGCGTCCAGGTCCGCGACTAAGGACAGGCCACGCACCATGCCCGCATCCGTCACGTCGCTCACCCGCCACACCGCTTCGCCATCCNCCCGCAGCCCATCGCCGGGCTCCAGCGCCAGCCCGCTGAGCGGCAGGCCAGCCTCCGCCGTCTCCGCGCTCGCCGCTGCCGTCAGCAGGAACCTCGCCACCGCCTCCGCCCGTCCCGCGCCCAGTGCCAGCGGCAGGCTCACATCCACGCTGAGGCGCGGGTCGCCATCACCAAAGCGCGCCTCCGCCACGCCGGGCTGGTAGTCGTTCTCGATATCCACATAGGTCAGCCGCAGCCGCTCAGGCGCCTTGTCGACCAGCTTCCGTGTGCGCTGCAGCCCGCCTTCTGTCAGGCCTGCCGTGGCCACGTCCAGCACAGCGCCTTCGCCTTGCATCCGGAACACCAACGTCCCGTCCCGCTCGACGCATTCAAACCCGCAGGCCGCCTTCAGCGGCTCCAGCGCCGCCCGCACAGAATGCACGCCATCAAGACCATAGCCCTCCACCACGCCGTCCAGTTCGCGCACGTCCACATCTGCCACACTGCCCCGCGCGCAAATGTCCGCCACCACATCCGCCAGCGGCGCCAGTCCCGCCCGCCCGTTCAGCCAGTGCCCGCGCGCCCAGTTACCGCCATCGCCCCACACCTCGGTCCGCACCGGCCAGGCAGGGAAAGGTCGCCCGTCCCACGCCCACACGAAAGTCGCCTCGACCAGTGGCTCGGCCTCGAAATGCGACAGCGTCACCGCCAGCGCCCGCTTCTGGAACACATCGTCCCGCGCCCCAGTCGAATAGGGCGGCAGGGCGCTTTCCGTACTCTTCGGATCGAAGAACAGGTTCGGCGCATTGCCGCCCTTGTCCACCGCTGCAAAGCCAATCTCCGACAGGCGTACCGGCTTCGACCCCGGCACCCAATCCGTCGGCACCGCCGCCCGCACGCCCCCCGGCCGCGGATAGTGCAGCGCCCCGGCCCAGCCTGTCAGGTCCTTGGCCCGGAAAATCCAATGCTCGCCATGTGTCGCATCCAGCACCGGCGTGCGCACCTGCGCGTCCCGGTCGGCCTGGCTGGCATAGTACCAGACATACGCCTCGCCACCGGCCAGTTGCATGGCCAGATAGTCCGGGTCGTCTGCCGCCTTGTACCCTGCCAGCGCGTCGAGATGCATGGCGCCTTCCCGCCAGTCCCCCATCGGCGGATACCAGTCCACACCGACAAAATCCACGTTTTCATCCGCCCACAGCGTATCAAGTGGAAACAGGACATCGCCCGACCCATCCCCCGGCACATAGGCTCCATATTCCGTCCAATCCGCCGCATAGGAGATTTTCGCCGTGGGCAGGATCGCTTTCACATCCGCCGCAATGCTCACCAGTTTTTCAACGAACGGAAACGCCCCCGTCGCGTCCCGCACCCGGGTCAGCCCCACCATCTCGCTGCCGATCAGGAAGGCCTCCACGCCGCCGGCCGCCAGCGCCAGATCCGCATGGTGCAGGATGAACCGCCGGAAGCCCCACGCCCCCTCGACAAAGTCCTCGATCTCGGCCCGCGCCGCCGCCGTCCCGTCCGCACTGACCGTGATCCGACCGCGCCACGGAAACCCCGCCGCATCCATGAACAGGAAGGGCGACAGCGTCACGGCGATCCCCCGCGCGGTCATTTCCTGAATGGCCTGCACCACGGATGCGTCCGCCGGCGTCCCGCCATAATTGGCATTGCCGTCCTCGTCGCACGAGATGAGATAGGCGTCGCCCCGCCCCACACCGTCAACACTCCAGCCCATCGGCGTGGTCACGCGCTCGACCACTTCCACGCTGGGCCGTATCTGGCACATGCCCGCCGCAACCGAATCCCCGAACCAGCCGACCGTCAGCGCCGTCCGCCCCACGCGCGGCAGGTCGCGTTCCATCTGGTCCAGCGAGACAAGGAAGTCCGCCCGTGCCTCGCCTGAATTCGCATTCAGCGCCCGCTCCCGCCCCGGCGCCAGCCGCTCGCGCACGATCTGCGTCGCATAGGCAAACTCGCCAGAGGCCGGGATCACGTTCACGCCCGTGACGCTGTCGCCCAGCCCCGCCTCGCTCCCGCCCGCCGGCACCCGCGCCACCTCAAACGAAAGCTGCGGCAGCCGGTTGCCGAAATCGTCCAGCGGCAAATCCTCGAACACGATGTATGCAACGCCCCGATAGGCGGGCGCCTCGCCCTCGATCATCCCGATCAGCGGGTCCGGCGCCTGATCCTCCGTCCCCGTATAAATCCGGTGCACCACGCCCGACAGGTCAAACGCCTCGCCATTCGCCCAGGCCCGCTGCACGCCCAGAACCGGCCCCTCGCCCAGCGCCACGGCAAAGCTCACCGAATAGGAAAATTCCGAAACCTTCGGCCCGCCCTTGCCGCCTGTGCTGCGTGTCGTCTTCTGCTCCCGAAACCGCGCCGCCCAGATCACCTGCCCACCGACCCGCATCTTGCCATAGACGCCCGGCATGCCCGCCCCCTCGCGCGCCTCCATCACATGCAGGCCTTTCACGCGCGGCCCCTCGAGCGGTGACGCAAAGGCCACATCAATTGCCCGCCCCGCCACTGATCCGATCGCCCGGCCCAGCGTCGCCCCCGCCACCGTCTGCCCCAGCACGCTCAGCCCCTGCGGCAGCGCCCAGCGCCCCACAGCCGCACCAAGTTCGGATAGAACAACCTGCGCCATGCCTTCAGTCCTCCACGCCCGGAAATGCAAAGGCCGCTACCACGCGCCGTTGCCACCAGGTCACCAGCCGCGTCTCCACGACCGCCCGCCCCCAATAGGCATGCACCACGCTTGTCCCCGCCAGTATCCCGCAATGCTTGGCCGGAACGCCCGTGCCCATGCGGAACACGAGCACATCCCCGCCCCGTGCTTCGCCTACGGGCACTTCGCGCAAGTGCCGCTGCGCCGCGTGCAACAGCGTCTCTTGCCCCAGCGCCTCGGCCCAGTCCGGCGTATAGGCAGGCATCGCTTCCGGCTCTGCCCCTACCATCTCCCGCCACACGCCCCGCACCAGGCCAAGGCAGTCGCATCCTGCCCCCTTCAGGCTCGCCTGATGCCGGTACGGCGTCCCGATCCAGCTCCGCGCCGCTGCCACGATCTCGTCCCGCTTCATCTCTTGCCCCCGTCATTCCCGCTCGCCGCCGGCCCCGCCAGCATAAAGTCCGTCCCCGGCAGGTGCGGGAAGCCGCGAAAACTCTCCGTGTTCGCAAACACGTCCCGGCACGTCTCCCAGCGCTGGTCGCACGTCACGCCTGGGAACGCGCCCGTGTCCACGCCGCACCGCACATCGCCTAGCGCCGCATCGCACCGCCGCGCATAGACCCGCCCCACGGGCCGCTCCATGTCGGCCTTGATCGAGACGAGCTCCGCCTGGAACGCCGTCTCACCGCGCGTCACCTCGCTCAACCGTCCGCTCCACACGCACGCGAAAAAGTCCGGCCGCTCCCAGTCCACACGCAACACAGTCACTGCCGCGCCATCCCACAGGCCCGCCACCAGGTCGTCTTCCGTGATCGCGTCATGCGACAGCGCCCCGCCCGCCGCCGCCTGCCCCGGCTTCAGCCCTGCCGAGCTTGTGAACGCCCCCGCCATCAGCGCTTCGCCCGGTGAATAGGTCACGCCGTCCACCACCAGCGCCCGGTCATGCTCCGTCACCGCCAGCGCGAACCCGTCCGCCCGCACCAGTCGCCAGCACAGGCACGTCGTCGCCGCCCCGCTCGCCAGCCGTGCCGCAAATTCCGCTTCCAGGATGCGCATCAGCCCACCAGCTCCACCAGTGGCACGCCAACCACGCGCCCGGCGCCGAAGGCCTCAAGGCTCACATCCAGCCTGTCCACATCGAACCGCACCGGGCAGTCGAACCGAAACCCGGCACTCACCACCGCGCCCTCATCCGGTGCGACGTCCAGCATCACCATGCCGGTCGTCGCATCCACGTCCGCCCCCACCACGACACCATCGACCGCAACGATCACCGTGCCGTCGACCGGCTTCAGGATCGGCCGCCAATAGGCGCCATAGGCCTTGCGCAATGCAAACACCCGCGCCGCCCCGTCGCCCGTGCCGATCACCTGGTCGGTCCCGCTCACCACGCCCCCCGGCGCGCAGGACAGATCATCCAGCGCGTCACGGAACCGGAAGCCATGCAGCCGCCCGCCCCGCGCCTCGAAGAACGCCACCAGCGCCTGCAACGCCTCCAGCCGCGTCACCGCGCTCCCCACATCCCAGCGCCGGCGCGAGCCAGCCCACATGGCATTCCTTGCCTCGCCGCCACTCGCCAGCGGAACCACTTCGGTTCGCCGCTCCGGCCCGCCATTCGCCGCCAAAGCCAGCGGCAGCGGAAAACTCACTTCATGGAAATTTTCCAGGCTCACAGGAACCGCCCTCCGCTCGACACCAGCCGCGCCAGCGTCGCCGCTATCGCGCCCCGGCTCTGCATCGCGCTCCGTTCATCCGTCCCCTGCGCGAAATTCATGTTCAGGTTCACCGCCTGACCTTGGTTCCCGCCACTGCCGAGCGCCACGACTGCTTCTGCCGCCACCCACGCCAGGTCCCGCAGGATGCTTTCAGCCATCCGCTCGAAATCGAGTTCGCCGCTCCGCGCCGCCTGTCCCAGAACCGCTTCGATCCGTTCCCCGGCCTTGCCAAACGCCGCCTCCAGCGCCTCCGCTGCCGCCACACCCGGCCCTTCGGCCAGCGCCGTCAGTGCCTCGCCAGCAGATGCCATCTGGTCTTCAAACTCGCTCATGCCTTCACCCTCACGTCCGCTCACCCCGGCGAAGGCCGGGGCCCAGTGCCTCAGGCACCAGACTCTGAAACCCTGGATCCCGGCGTTCGCCGGGAAGAGCGGACCCAACCAGACTTTCCCTGTCCCCGGCGAAAGCCGGGGCCTCATCCGGAAACCGCCCCATCAATTCCTCAAGCCGAACCCCGCTCATCACTCCCTCGCCTGTCCCCGCCAGCCAGCGCCATTCCCGCAAAGACAGCCGCCAGAAGTCTTTCGGCCCGACACCGGCCCTCAGCGCCGCCCGCCACATCGCGTCCCATGGCAACATCAGCTCGCCAGTCCCAGCCGGAATGCC